AGAGCGCCGGTATCGCTATTTGGCGGAGTGCCTGGAGGGCTTGACCAATGATTCTTACCGTACTTACGGAATCTACCGCTTCGCTTTTTGATGCTGCTCTTAGCGTTGCCTTCAACGTCTGCCGCAGCTTTACCCACAATCTTGTTTATCTTGGTAAGGTTGCGCTTGTATTGATCAAGGCCTGTTGTGTTCAGGCTAACAGACATCTTAATCATGGTGCTAACACCTGTATCTGTAAAGGCCCAAAGCGCCGCACCGTGGTCGATACCGTAAAGGATATCGTTAGCCGGATGTCTGCTGCTGTCGGGTAAGCCGACGGGTTCAACACGCTTAGAATGCCTTCAGCGCTGTACTGCTTGGTCAAGGTCACGCTCCCAGACGGGAAGGTATAGGTAGCCCCGGTCTGGATGTTAGTGAAGGTAGCACCAAGCGTACCGGTGGTGATGTCTACCGGGCTGCCTAGTTCGTCTACCAAACGCACAACGTAGGAGTGCCAGTCACCGACCCACGCGCTGGCTTGTATAACCTGCTGAGGGTCTTCTGTAAGGTCAAAGATTAGTGCCACGGGTAGCCCTTTCCGCCTTGATGGCCAGAATCAAAAGGTCAAGGTCGCTTGCGCTTAGATAGTGCAGGGTGTCCTTGATCTGGTTCAACAACATAACCTCGCCGAATGGAATCTTTATTTCCGGGATGCGTAACACCCGCTTGGCTAGTTGGCTTAGTATGCTCATCAGATGTCCCTTACATAGATGCGGAGTGGGCCGAATATCTGGGTATCAGATGCCCCGGTGGTTCTTGTAATCGTAGCAGTGTAAGTGCCTGGAGTGTCCGTCACGGTCGTGTCAATCGTAAACTGCGCCCTGCCATCAGCTGCATATGTTGCCGTACAGGAGTACGTGTCTACCAAGGTTGCACCGGAGTTGTAGACCTTAGCCGTAACCGTTGCACTCGTGATATCGATTCCGGCGCCATTGTTGTCTACGCACTGGATATCGATTCCGTGCTGTGCGCCCTTCTGGATGTCCAGCGGATCACTTGCCCCAAGGCCATCCGCCCTAACCTCAAAAGGCCCCATGCGTACCAGAGCGGCAGATGTTACCGGGGTCACCAGTTCAGCGTTGACGTACTGCCCGAATGTACCGGCTGTCGTGTGACTTGCCCTTGCTTCATCCCACACAGCTGCGGCTGTCTGCGCTGCCGTCAAGCCACCAGATGACAACTTGATTGTTATTACCGCACCGTTCGTACCGCTTGCACCTCTGACCACTACTGTGACATCGTCAGCACCAGCAGCCAAAGCAGCATCAGGAAGGTCTAATCTGTAGACTCCCGGCATATTGGTTGCGTCTACCTCGGCAAAGCCACCAGATGTGTATGCCTGAGCGATTGTACGGGCTACTAGAGGGATAGATACGCTTGCAGTGCGTGTGCGGTTGTAGCGGGCTGATAGACCGCTAGTCGAGGCGGTGAGACCTGTTGCACCGAGGTAGAGTTCAATGCTTTGTGATGTGGATCCGGGAGCGATTGTGATGGTGGATGCGTTTCGTTCTACTCCACCGTTATACTGAATATTTGTCGGATTGCTTGTGATTACTCGGTACGTACCAGCCCCTGCATCAGGACTCGTACCAGTCCACGCTACACCGTAGAGGTCGGTTACAGGTGCGCCTGTAGCCGTACCAAATGATGTATTAGGACTACCAAGATAACTTGTGCCCGGTTGCAGATTATTGAGTCCAAATAGAAGGCTCTCGAAAGAGTCAACGCCGAATACACCAGTACTTGTACTAGTTGCAGATGCAGGAATATTAGTAACAGTATTATTGCAACTTATAAATCTGTTATAGGTTTGGGAACCACTGGTGCTAGAAGTGCCAACTATAGCAGTATTTAGACGTTTGAATAAACAGTTTTTAATTGTCAAAAATGCATTCGCACTTCCACCAGATTGATTTATAGCGTTGACATTTCCTGTGAAAGTACAGTTAACAATTGTCGCTGTTATATTGTATGGATATATGGCACCATTACTATTGTCAAAATAACAATTACGAACAACTGTTGTATCTGTAGGTTGTGACGTACTGGTTATGTACAACTGTGTGGCAGTAGTTGGTCCAAAATAACAAGAGTCAAATGTTGCATCTAAAGCAGTAGAAGTGGCTGCATCTAATCGAACTTGATTGCCTGTAAGTAGTCCGGGATTGTTTTCAGTACGAAATACACATCTCGTAAATTTTATGTATCTTGAACTAAAAAATTCAATACCACTAATAAATTGGCTATGAGCAGATTCAAAAACTATATTACTGAATGAATAGTAATTTTTAGATGTTGCTGTAATCAGATAAGTATTGTTGTTTACAACAGCGGTGCCAGCGGAGTTGTACGCCGACAGCTTGACCACTCCGGCATTTACACCGGGGAACTGTGACGCCGTTGGATTTCCAATAATCTGAACTTCGCTGGTTGGACTAGTAGCAAGTACATTGATGCTCTCGGTATAAGTACCCGGAGCGATGTAAACGATGTCACCACCTGTTACAACAGACCCAGATGCAAACACTTTGCCTATTGTTTGCCACGCTTGAGTAGTAGCAGGACCTGTGCCAGTATTTGAGTTGTTACCGTCAGTTCTGACGTAATAAGTAGCCATTATTCAGCTGTTCCTGCCACGATTTCTTGAGCCATAATCGATGCAAATTGATTGGAATAAAACTGTTGAAACTGAGCATCTTGTAGAACCCACCAACCAAATACAGATGTGCCATCAGGTCCAAACGTTCCAAGTATATTGCCAGCATCGTCGCAGATATCACCGAATACAATCCAATCACCGGGCGTGTTCGGGTTAGGCTCTAAGCGGTAGTTTTGCAGGTTCATTTGCCCACCTTCATCGCATTGGCTTGAACACCCTTGAACGGCATCGTCAGAAACGCCAGCACACTGGACACCGCAGCGGAGACACCAGCCGCTACCGCCTTCGAGCCGTAGAGTGCAAGTACTGCGCCGAGCTCGCTGATGTCGTGTGCTTCGCTTGTGCGGATACCATCGCCGAAGACGGAAGTAAAAGCAGCTACGAAAGCCACGATCACAACGACCACTAACCGTTTGATACTGATGCTGTTCATCTTTGTATGATCGCCTCCAACGCGCTGACCTTGTTTTCTAACTTGCCGAGTCGTTGCTCGATGCGGCGCACTTCCTGCTGCTGGCCATCTAATGTGTTTATAATGTGTGCCACCTGAGTCTCCAGTCGCGTCAGCCTGACCTGTATAGCCACCCATGCGGCACCGATACTAGTAACGGTTATAAAGGCTTGTATGCCAATAGGAACCCACGCCTCTGCCGTCATGATGTACGCTCCACTAATCCAACGTGCTGCACAAGCAACTCCGTCTGCCCAAAGTCTGACCCGATCACATCGTAATACTTGGAATCATCGCCTACCCGGTAAACCCTATCCTGCGGCATGACATCAGCACCGACAGCGACAATCAGCGTCCACTGTGCAGATGACTGGATGCCACCGCCTACAATCGATTCTGTGTCTGATTGGTTGGTTAGCCTGCCGTTGTACTCGGCAACCTTGCGCCATGTCTCAGTAACACCGCCCCTGCCGTCTTCGGTCAAGGTGAAGCGGTGAATCTCTACACGGTCTTGGCACAGGTTGCGTACCATGCCAGCGCTTATAGTTGCGCGTAGGATTGGACTCATGCGAACACCAACGGTCTGTATCGCTCAGCCATCGAAAGGCAGTGGGCTTTGAGTTGGCTGAGCTTCACATCGCTCGTGCCTTCCTTAGCATCGATGTCGCTAGCGCATCTAGAGGCTTTGATAAGCCAACCCTGCCGGGTGGCTGTCCTGACATCGTAGCGCTCCACGTTAGCAGGCCCCATGTCTACCCATGTCAATCGTGGATTAGATGCGCCATCTTCAATACTGAAGCCTTGAAACTGGTAAGCAGGGTACACGGGGTAATCGGGTTGTGTCGTGCCTGATGTTCCAGCAACCCTGCATTCATAAACCCTGCCGTTAGGAATACTAGGAACTACACGATCACCGACAGAGTAGACGGTAGATGCCGTCCAAGTGCTGAACCGTGAGAAAGAATCTAGGATGCTCCCTATGTCGGTTGTGGACATCTGCGGATAGGACTGGGCATCTACAAAAAGTGATACCTGCGCTATCGCTTCGGCTCGT